AAAGGTCTTTACCCTCGTTAGTATTCTCAAGTACTATTCCGGACTGGTCGAATGTCAAGTTCTCTCGTAAGTAGTTCATCTAGTCTTCCTTAACTTACTTGCCACCGATAAGTGATTTCTTATCAGTTGCTGCTTCTGGCTTGCCTTTTTTCTCTGCACCATGGCCTGGAGCTGCTTTTAATGATTTAGAAGCCTTTCCACCTGGTACATTGACATTGCCGCCGTCTTGGTCTTTAGGACTTGCGTCTCCTAGACCAGTATGATCGCCACCACTTTCTTCTGAACCTTGATTCAAGTTACTTGCTGTGCCTCCCATATTATTTGAGCTTGCTACAGAGCTTTTTGAGTTTGCTCCGTTATCGCCCATTGTAGCTGAAACTTTCTCTACGTATTCACGCATTTGTTCGCCAGCTGTTTGATTCATTTTAGACTCTTTCTTTGCATCATCATCGTCAGCATCATCATCGTCTTCGTCTGCTGCTTCAAAAGCAAATGCTTCTTCAGGCTCTTCTTCGCCATCATCTGCATCCATATCCATATCAGCTTCTTCGCCGTCATCAGCTTCTTCGCCGTCATCGCCAGCCATCATTTTTTCAAATTCTGCTTTAAGATCGTCTAATGCGTCTTCTAGGTCTTCAACACGATCTTCAACGCCAGCTTCTTCTTCTGCTTCGCCGTCGTCCATGTCCATACCTAAGTCTGCTGCTAAGTCGCCAGTTTCGTCACCACCAACATCCATTGGATCGGCTTCAACTTCAAACTCGTCTAAGTTAAAGTTTTCGTCTAGGTCTTCATCAGACTCATCTACTTCTTCATCAGATGCTTCGTCAACTTCTTCATCGGACTCATCTACTTCTTCATCAGATGCTTCGTCAACTTCTTCGTCTGTAGTTTCGTCAACATCTTTGTCGTCTTCTAAAAGACCTTCATAGATATCTCTTGATTTTTCTACCACAATCTCGTGGAATAATTTTTCTGCTGCGTCCTTGTCTTCATTGACAAGTAACTCTAGCATTTGTTCGAATTTATTGCGATCTGCCATTTTACTCTCCTATAATAATTGTACATACCGATTGGGTATGGGCTGTCATAATATATTTACTTTATATGCAGAAAAGTGCGTAGATATAGGCTCAAAACGAGCCGTTTTGGAAAAATACTAGATATTAAAGGATTTTTTGAAATCATTAACATGCATATTTTCAACATTATCTAGTCTATTCAATTCTGGGGGGCTAAAAAATTTATCCCCTAACACTCTTATATATCTCTTTCTAGGATTATTCTGACAAGTAATTATTGTCTGTTTAAGCCAATTTCCGTAGTACGTTGCCTTTTCTGTGGGTGCTTTGTAATTTTGTGTGCCTGAATATATATTATTAACTTGTGTTCCAGTGCCTTCGTAATCAAACCCTAATATGTAAATGGTATCAAAGTCTGTGTTTTCAGATGCATGCCATAATGCAGTTGGACCACTACTCCATCCTTTACTAGGTTGAAAAAAATTAAATCCTGTCATTTCTTGATAAGCTCTGTTAGGATTTGTCCAAGTTTCCATTTTATGTTGTATGCCTAATTTGTTAAGTTCTAAAACCATCTTAGTATCTACAGCTATTAAACAGTCAGGAACAAAGTCTCTGTATAATGCATTGCATCCGTATATTCTTCCAAACGGTTTTAGACTATGTAGACTTATTGGAGTTCTACTAGTACCGTTGCCAATAATAAATGCTATTTTTTGATTAGTCGGTGATTCAGAAACAGTAATACTCGGTGCAGGATCTAACGCAACATCTGGTTGTATTTTATGTTTAGTTAAATTTTTTCGAGCTTTTCGCTGAACTTTCGTTTCACCAGGAATATAAGTTTTCATTCATCATAACTTTATACAGGTTCTTGTTGTGCAATAGCAGCGATGCCGTACATTTGTTTTACGAACTCTAGTTCCTTCTGCTTATCTTCTGCATGTAGTTCAGATGACTTGCGAATTCTATTAATCTGAGATAACTTTAAACGTGTTTTCCTTGTATCAGTTTTTTTCATAGGAGTGTCATCGTTACCAGCCTCGTAGCGTTTATCGTCTACAGGCTCAATAGTTTCTTTATCAAAATAAAATAATTCTCGTAATATCATATTGTATTTATACCGTTTGGTCAGTTGTTGCTGGGGAACCAAGTTCGTCACCTGTAACTGTAGATGGTGCTTCACCACCTCCTCCGTCTACAGGCATTTCGCCATCGTCTTCTATTTCATCTTCTAAACCGCCAAGGTCACCTTCTATGCCTCCTGGACTAATTCCAGCATCCCTCATTTCAGAAGTAGCATCATCACCCATTGGTTGTAAATCTTCTTCGTTCTCTTCGCGCCATAATCTTTCATTTTCTGCAAGCTCTTCGTCTGACATACCTAAGAAACGTTTAAGTGCAAATCTATTTGACATATAAGGAATAGCTGCCATTTGTGTGTATGTTGGCACACGAGCATTATCAATTTCTGCTTGTCTGTAACTTGCAAAGTTTTGTGGAGGTTGAAATTTAAGATCAAACATTGCTGTATCGACATTAATTCCTCTTTCAAGAATATATCTTTTAAATTCTGTGTCAAACTCTCCAATTATTAAGTTTTGCAATCTTTCACAGTAGGTATTAAATCTTAATTCTTGTATGTAGGCTGTGCCAACTCGTCCGTCATTGTACTGAGCAGCACTGTCGTCAGCCCCGGTTGGTAGATAGCTGCTAGGGATTCGTAAACCACGTACGAGCTTATTAGTAAAATATCTAAGGTCATCTATCTCTCCTAAGTTAGTTCCGCCTGGTAGTGTTTCAACTTTTGAACCTCTACCTTCAGCAGTTTGTGGAAAAAAGTAATCTTCGTTAATTGACAAAGGGTTATATGAGCTGTCTATGACATTAGTTCCGCCCCCAGTCGCCGATGGAATACGTCTTTGATGTATTTCCGTTTTAACACGTTCAACAAATTGCATAGCAAGGTGTGATGGCATGTTACCCACATCAACATAGAATACTCTTCTTTCTGGTGCTCGCTGTACACGATATATAATAATCGCATCTTCAAGTAATTCTTTTTGCTTGTAAACTTTAAAAATTGTTTCTAACAACGAATTACCAAAAGGATAATTGTTATCTAATCCTTCGCTTAAACTTAAATGAACAACATGCTTTGCATCAATAGTTACTTCACCGTCGTCACTAGTAAATCTACTTCCGCTTGCTGATGCGTTAGGCTGTCCTATTTGTCCTCTTCCACCACTAAGTGTGCTTCCAGGACTAGTTCCAGCATTACCAATATTTCCGTTTGTTTGATACGGAGTAGTTGCAATGCCATCTCTAAAATTAAAATTAATATTTTTAATTACATATTGTTCAGGAGTTTTGCCTTCGCTTTCATTTACAATAATACGTACTACGTTTGCAGGATCAACATGAAACCAACGTTTAGTTTCTGGATCCCTTACAAAAAACTGATCTCCATATTTAAAACTGTTTCTTATTATACGGAATATTTTAGTTTCAAATTTTTGTAACTTTGCCCACTGTTGTAAGTATTGTCCAATAATTTGTATTTCGTTATTCGTAGCTTTATTTCTGTAGTCAACAATAAAAGGAGTATTGTTAGCTTTATTCTTTTGTGTACAAAATTCTGCGAGAATATCTAAGGCTGCATTTACTTCTGAATCTTGATCCATAGTATTGTATTGCCCATAGCGTTCAGTACGATTAGGACTACCAACATATACATCTGGCAAGTAACTTGAATAATTAGATTTTGCCGGCCCTGCAAGATTGCCACTACTACGTGCAGTGAACGGACTATAGCTACCGTTTGCGTTATCTCCCGTTGGTATTGGAGTAAAGTATTTTTTCCAACTCATTTATTCATCCTCATTACCCTGTTGACAGATGCACTGCCATGTCATTGCTTATACCAGCAGTATTGTCAGCGCCTTTTTTAGTATTCTCAATAATAGAGTCTAATTTTGTTAGCATCATTGTCATATTAGTATTTAGTGTAGCATTGCTTCCTGCGTTACCAGGAGTGATTCCTCCGCTGTTAAGTGCAGAGCCTCCTGCTGTAGCTACTTCTGAGCCGCCAACTCCAAGGAAGCCGCCTTCCGTTTTTGTAGACAATTCATTAATTTTTTTCATTTGTGTTGCAACATCTTTTAATGCAGTTGCATAAGATCTTACATGGCCGCTGTTTAGTGCTGTATTAACTTCTTTGAATACAGCTTTTAAATTTGGAATATCAACAAGTGATTGTACTATTGCATTTGCTGTTCCTAATTTTTTTAGATTTGCTTCTGCTTTAGTAGGATCAGGAATTGTTTGTACTTGTTCATTAGGACTAGCTGCTACTGGTGCTTGGGTTCCTGCTATGTCTAGTTCCTTGCCTTTGCCGCCGAGCCATGTAGGTAAAAAATCTTTAAAGTTTGGCATTTTAAAATCGAATGTAAAAAATCCTTTAACTTTATCAACTATAGATGTCCAAAGATCAGTTATACTAGGAAGTTTCATATCTCCAAAGCTAAAGAAGCTTTTAACAGTTATCCATGCTGTTGTTATTAATCCTGATATACTAAAGGTTGTATCTCCGAACCCAAACCAACCTTTAACAGTTTTCCACGCTTCGGTAGCTAATTTACTAATCGCAAAAGCTGCTTCCCCATCACCAAATCCAAACCATCCTGTTACGGTTTTCCATGCAGTAATAGCCAAACTACTAATACTAAATCCTAATGCTCCGTCAATGAATTTGAAATAACTCTTAACGGTTTCCCACATCTTTGTTACTACTCCGCTAATACTAAATGATGTACCTTCATCAAATGTAAACCAACCTGTAACTTCTGTCCATACAGTTTTAAGTAGTCCGCTGACACCAGCTGTTAACATAGAAAGTGTATCTGCTCCAAAGGTAAATGCGCCTTTAAGTAAATCCCATGCGCCTGTAAACAGGCCGCCAATCCCTGTGCCTATTGATTTAAGACCATCTGCTCCAAAAGTAAATGCGCTTTTAAGTAAATTCCATGCGCCTGTAAAAAGATCTTCTAATGCACTTAGTCCAAAAACCGTTGTCACGGCAGCTAGTAGTATCACAGGTATACCAAGTACTGGTGCTACAATTGCTAATCCTAATGCTACCATTCCACCAACAAACATTTTGCCCCAGTCAATTTCCCAGTCATCAAATGCAGATTTAATTGTATCTCCTAATAATTTTGAAATACTAAATCCTTCGCCTGCACCACCAAACAATCCCTTAACGTCTTTGTCAAGAGTGTTGCCTTCGCGATCAACGTCCACACCCTTTTTGCCTCCAAATAATGCAGTCATTAAATCGTACTTGCCTAGATTTTTAAAGAATAATTCTATCTTTGCCACGCCATCACTTAAGGCAGTCTTAAACATCTCCATATAAGATTTAAAATCATCGGATTTTAGAAAAGTAGCTAAGTCTTTAATTTTATCTGAAGCAAATCCTTGGAATGATTCAAGTGCAGGTAATAGAGCAGTAATTATTTGGCCTCTTAGTCTATTAATTGTTTCGCCAAACTGTTTTATGCCCTCGCCAGAGTCTTTCTCTGCATCTAGCTTGGCTTGCATTGCTTTCCATTCTGCGTCTGACATTTCTGCTTTGTCGGCTAATGCTGGTGCTATATTGTTTAATACTTCTGCTATGCCGTCGCCACCTCTAGTTAAAGATTCAACTGCTCCTGGTCCAAACTCTTTTATAGAACTTTCAATATCATTATTTACTTCTGCCATAAAATCATTTAGCTGCCGAGGATTCATATCTTTAACTTGATCAGCTTGGTCTCTAAATGTTTGCGACATTGCCATCATACCTTGAGCAGCATCGCTGTGCGGTATTCCGTCTGCCATATCTTTTAAAACGTCTTGGAATGCGGCAGGAGCTGCACCTATGTTTAGTAAGAATCTTTCACGCTCCTTGGGCAACATGCCAGCCATAGCAGCTCTTACACGAGTTTCTTCTCCAGCAGCTTGTGCTGCTTTCATTATTTCATCACGTTGTTTACCAGTAGCGCCTGCTAACAATTGCAATTGTTCACCAAACGCGGCTGCGTCTTTGGTATTCATTTGAGTATTTCTTCTAGTAACACCAAGTTGCATGTCTTGGAATTCTGCATAATCTAATAGTAGTTCGTTTAAGTCACCAGACGTATAACCTAAATTCATTAAGTCTTTGCCTGCAACTTGCCTTAAATTCTTTGACATCATAGCAAAGTTTTTAGCACCAGCAGCTGTACCAGCTCCAAACAGTTGCATTTGCTTTGAGTTAGTTCCAACAATAGAAACAAAATCACTTAGCGGCATTGCTGCTTCAGCAGCTATACGCCTAATATCATTTAATCCATTTCCAAAAGTTGCTCCTACAGTAGATAAATCCCTAAAGGAATTTACGTTTTGATCTATAAGCCCTGCTAAGAACGCTAGTTGATTTCCAATAAGCGGAATGTGTTGTGCAAAGGAACTTAAACTTGTTTCGCTTCCCATAACAGCACCAGCCATATTAGTTAAACTCTGAGCAAATCCGCTTATTGCTCCAAGTGCTGCACCTTTAATAGCTTTTCCATAATTTATTGTAGCTTTTGTAGATTCCTTAGTAGCCTTTGTATTATCTTTCTTAGATTCTCCAGATGCTCTCTCTAATGGGATAGTAGTGTTTAATTGTGCGTTGTATAATCTCTGTAATTTAGCTGCTTCTGCCTTTGGATCAATTCCTGCTTTCCTGGCCATAGCTTCAATTGAAGCAGTCAGCTTGGCTAGTGTTGCTTCACTTGCAACTCCATTCTGTCCGCCTACATTACCAATATCAATTTCTTCAGCCACGATTTAGATTCCTAGTTAAGTACCCATATAAATATATTTGATACATACTTACATATAATGTATTTATACGGAGAACAACATGGCAGAATTTAATCCCTTAACAGCTGATGCTACATTAAAGCAATTAGCCGGAAATGAAGAACAAAATCCACTAAGAAAGTATTTTAGGCAACCTAAAGTACATATTACATTACCTAGTAAGGGAAAATATTATCCCGAAGGGGCTCTTCATACTCCAGAGACTGGGGAGTATGCTGTTTATGCAATGACAGCAAAAGACGAGTTATCAATTAAAACACCTGATGCGTTACTAAACGGATCTGCTACTGTAAGTGTAATTAAAAGTTGTATTCCTGATATTATTGATCCTTGGCAAATGCCTAGTATTGATTTAGATGCAGTATTAGTTGCTATCCGTATTGCAACATACGGAGAGATTTTAGACTTAGAAACAAAAGTTCCTGGAACTGGAGAAGACAGATCGTTTGCTGTTGACTTAAGAAAAATCTTAAATAAGTTAGTAACATCTAATTATGATGATGTTGTTGTAATGGGCGAGATGACTGTTGGGTTACGGCCTTTAACTTATAAAGAGTTTACTTCTGCAGCATTAAAAACATTCGAAGAGCAAAGAATCTTCCAAACAATTAATGATGATAGTATTCCAGATGCTGAAAAATTAACAGCATTTAGTGAAAGTTTTGCAATGCTTACTGATCTTACTGTAAGTATGTTAGCAAAGGGTGTAATTAAAGTTACTATTGGTGATACTGTAGTAACCAATCCTGAACATATTTCAGAATTTATTAGTAATGTAGATAAAGAATTTTATCAAACAATACTTGATCATCTTGACACACAGAAACAAAAATTTGGCATTGAGCCGTTTAAAGTAGATTCATCTGATGAAGATGTTGCTGCAGGCGCACCTAAAACTTTTGAAGTTCCGATTACGTTTGATCAATCAAATTTTTTCGGATAAGGATCTTATCTTGGTCCGCGGATGAGATCCTAGAAGAAGTTAAACACATGGAAAATCAGCAAAAAGAAACTAAAAGTGAAGTTATGAAACTTTGTTGGTATATGCGAGGTGCAGTATCTTTAGACGAAGGATTTTCTTTAAGTCATGAAGACCGATCACTAATAGATCGG